GCCATCCTTCAATTCCGCTAACAGATCAATGAACTCCATATCATCAAGTCTATCTTTGTTTATTTCAAACTCAAAACCTGAACTTGTTTTCCCCTTTATGATTTCTTCCATAACTTATGCCTTTCTATGAACCTTGTTTAATATATTCGTAGTGTGTGTTACCCTGAGCATCTGGATAAGCTGCTAACTCAACCGGATAACCTACAGGATCTGTGTCGTTGTAAACTATATCGCCTACTGAAATGACCTTTCCTCTTGGAATGACAATTCTCTTCAGGACGTTGTTTCTCAGGATCATGTCAATTACTATGATCTTTTCTGTCTGTTCCTTAGCGTTAGCCTTAATAGTAATGCCAGCTGCTAAAGTTCCAGTAACGTTGTCAGCTCCATAAACATGCTTTAAAGCATCAACATTGGTTGCTTCAATTAATGTGTATGAGAAATGGTCAGGCTTTTCAGTCTGTGTATCTAAAACTACATCCCCACCCCATGCAACTGTCTGTTCGCTTTCAGCAGTGTTGCTATTTGTTAAGCCTTCATCATTTACATAACCAAAGTTAACAAATGCTTCTGCTAATTCAGCAACTGCAGTAGTTGGAATAGTAGTTCCCAGAGGTGCTTCACTGATGGCACCACCGATTTTAGGTTTACCAGTTGTAACATTATTTACTTCTGCCATAAATTACCTCTTTCTATTCAAAGTGGACTAAAGAAAAAACCGCTTGATAGCGGTATTGCTTAGTCCGTGTATCTGTGTAGTTATAATCGCCTTCTAATGAACATCTGGAAATGCTGTTCAAAGTGATTATGTTTTCCATTGCGTCTTTTACCTCTTCATTTAACAGTGATGCCAAATACATTGATTCAGCATAAGATTGAATTGCCAAGGTATTTGTTGATATGTGATTATCTGAACTGCCACCAGTCTTTTCAACAACTACAAAAGAAGACGGTGGATTAATTGGAACTTCAGTATGAACAGGAACGCTTAATAAGTTCCCTAAATAATCTTTAACTGTCTGTTCTATCATTTACCCACCGCCTTTAATAATGTGTTATTGTCTAAATTATCCTGGACCGCTTTTTCACTATCCGTTTTGATAATGATTCTTACACGGTCTTTGGTTTTTTGCTGTTCAACGGCATATCCGTCACCCAGCTGTTGTCTTTTCTGTTCAGCATACTGTGTTAATACCCCAGCTAACTCTTTTGAGTTCAACATTTGCCCTACTGTATCAGCATTAAGCCTTAAGGTATTTGGCCCACGCTTAATATCTATGTATCTAGGCATAACGCTCTACGTAATATTTAGCGTTCCAATAAAGTGGGATGTTTGCTTCAATGCCTTCCATTGGTAGGCTGAAAACATGCCACTTAGCACCAAAGAACTCAACTATCTGGTCTTCCCAGTGGTTTGTGTCGCCCTTTGGTATTGCTATCGTGAATTGTGCTCTTTTTCCGTAAAGGTTTGTTGAATCTATGATGTCATCACTTGAAGATGGTGCTACTAACACGTTGCCCACAGATATAGTGTTTGGTGTAAAAATAGGATTGCCAAAAGGATCTGTTCCGGTCTGCACCTGGTTAATTAATTTAACAGTGATTCCTACAATCTTTTTTGCCATATAAGTCTATAAACCCATACCTTTGCTTTGACAATCCTAATGCTTTCAGTTCACTTTGCTTGATGTATATGCCACCACCGGCATTCAGATATGTTCCGCTGACCGTGTAACCCAAAGCACTCTGTGAATACTGTGTTACTGGTGCTTCATCTGTCGGTGTTGCCATAGTTCTTGCAACAATATCAACAGTGATAGACTTAACGACATTTTCAAGGACCTGACCGCTCTCAATGGCCAAGTCTAAATCAGATCCATTGTTCAAGGCTGTCTGTCTTAATCTATCGCTGGCAACAGACAGCAGAGAAGATGCTCTTTCCTGCTGTTCTGCCGTCAATGTTTGTCCTGTTAAATTTTGGTAATCTGTAACTGTTGCAAATGCATCAGCCATAAGTTACCTCAACTATTCAGCTACTACTGCTGCAAATGCGTTAGGATCTAAGATACCCCAACCAACATACATTTCTGCACGGATGTAAACCTGGTTGTGTCCCTTTAAGTCGCCTAATGTAGCGTCATTGTCTGGGTTACCATACTGGATAACTTCAAACTTAATGTCATCAGCATAACCCCAATAGAAGAAGTCTCTGAAGTTACCAACATATGCCTTAGCATCTGCTACTGTGCCGTTAACGTCAAACTGCTTGCCGTTTAACATTTCTGGTGTACCGCCCCATGCTAATTCTGGGTACTGCTTAACACCGTTAACCTTTAATGCTGCTAAAGCAGCTGCTTCTGCTGGTGATACTGCAATACCTGTAACTTCATGTTCTGCTCCGATAACCTTAGCAACTGCACCTTCAATGTCTGTATCAGGATCATTAGTAGCAGTGATCTTATTAGCTGCAACAATAGCCTTATCTAAGCAGTTGTTACCAATTAACTGAGCGGCTGTGCCTGTACGTGGATTAACACCATGCATAGCTGCAAGGTCCATACCCTTTGCCATCTTGTTTGCGTAGCCTTCTAAGAATGTTCTTAAATATTCCATTCTCTTTTCTTCTGCACAGTAAATGAACTCGTCAGAAACTCTTGAGCCATATTCAAACTTTAATGGAACCATCTTAACAGGTGTGATGGTAACACCGCCCTTTGTCTTAGGACCGTTTTCATCAACAAGGTCTACTTCCTTGTCCAGAGTGAAAACAAAAGCATCAGTGCCGCTGAATGCCATTGGCTTACGGCCTGAGAGACGTGCTAATGTAGACTTGCCACGTACGGCATTGATCATTTCAGTAACTAATTCATGTGGGAAATTTGTTCCTCTTGATAAAATATCTGCCATTTAATTTACCTCTTTTCTATGATGTTATTGGCTAAACTCCTGAATGCGGCGTCAACCTTGTTGTCTAACTTGGCATCTTCCACACTCTTTAATGGAATGTTTTTGACTCCAACAAAACCCTTGATAGTTTCAGCATCTTTCTTGATCTCTTCTTCATTGGTTCCGTTAAGTCTGCCAGCTAATTCATAAGGAATGCCCAATTCATGAGCAACACGCAGTTTTACCGTCTGCAATTCGTACTGACCGATCTTTGCCTGACTTTCTTCAAAGGCTTTGGTCTGTGCTGTCAGTTTGTCATTCAATTCTTTTAACTGGTTAGGATAGTCAGCAATTCTCTTCTCATACTCAGCAATTCTGCTATTTAATGTTTCAATTTCTGCAGTGTGCTTTGTCTGTTCCCTTTTTACACGGTCACTGACAATGGAATCTACTTCCGCCTGTGTAAAAGTCTTTTCTTGATTTTCCATCAATACCTCCTCCGCTTTGTCCTGTGCGTTCAGTGATGTGCTAATGCACAAATAAAAGAAGGCTTATATATTGCCTTCTTTTAAAAACTAATTCTCTGTGATTTCTTTTCCTTACCGTTAGAACAACTCCAATGTGCCAGGATAATACTATCTAGAATTGATATTTCCAAGCCATCCTTGATGCACTGATAACCATAACCGCCATTAGTTCCTATTGCTCTGTGTTCGCAATTAGTAACTACGGCGGTTACACTTGGTTGGTTGTTATGGCAAATGGTGTGATTGGTTATGGCTGGTTCCAACATACTGTTAGCAACAATTATTTCCTTAACCGTAGGCAAAACAATGCAGTTTTTAGCAATGTTCAGTGAAGTTAATTCTTGTTCTAACAGCTTTTGTCCGCTGGCACCATCAATTACCACTTCGGCTGGTTGAATAGCCTTTAGATATTTGATAATCCATTGTGTGCCTTCACGTATCGAATGACAGCCAATACATTCAACGAATATTTTTTCTTTTGTTTTTACAGCAAGGCTCATTGAAACATTGGTTGCATCATGGCCAAATTTAATGCCAGCATAAATGAGAGGGGAGCAGTCGGAACGACTTGGTTTATATTGGCATTGTAACCATTCATCTTTAGTTATCGCAGACTTAATGTTGTATTTTACCCAATAACCTAATCTTTGAATATTGAAGTCAAGATCTTCACCATCAGTGATCTCAGCCTGGATAACTCTTTCCTTTAAAATAGATCCTAAAGACGGATTAGTCTGATACCAATATTCTTTGTCGTGTGGATCGTGCATTTCCCTTACGGACCATTCGGCCCATCCACAATCTACACTTTCACCGCTTAACACAGTTTTCCGGAACTGTGAAAAAACGGTTCCGCCACTCTTCACGGTTGGTGGTGTACCTATCATGAAAGTTAACGGATTAGGACTACTGCTAACCGTGTACTTCAATGCTGAATCCTGGTCAGTAGTGTACTCCTGTGCTTCATCCACTATGAAGATGTCAAAGCCTTCACCTAAACCGCCGTTATTCGTTCTGGTTCTGAAGTGTACTTCCCCTTTAGTTTCCTTAAGGACTACCTTTTCAGCACCTACACGCTTGCCGGTCTTGAATGTCTTGTCTTCAACTTCACCCATATTGGAAAGAAGTCTTACTAATCGTTCCCACAAAGAAGTAGATGTAGAAGTTCTGTGTGCTGTATACACCACCCTTAACCCTTCATACAATGCCCATACCATTATTGCTAATGATACTTCGCTTTTTCCGTTTCTTCTTGGGATTGCCATTCCAAACTTCTGATGAACAAATAGATCTTCATCATTCACAGCCAATACATGATTCAGGATGTTTTTCTGCCATTCAAGCAGATGGCCGCCACCCTTCTCATATAGTTCTATGGCTTCAGCTCCGTGAGTTTCAAAGTATGGCAAAATCACAGATTGAGAAGGTATTTGGTTCCCTATACGGTCCATAAATACCTCCAATA